ATACATAAAAGAAACCATAAACAAATGAGAAAAATCAGTAAACTAGCGGCTCGCGCCTTTATCAACGAGCGCAAATTCAGCAGAGACAACACAACAGTCCGATCATTCCCCACAATTGGCGGCAATATGACCGAACTTTACTTGCACGGCAACATAATCGCCCGAAAACGAGGCGATAAAATCCACCTAACACTTGCCGGTTGGGGTACACCAACAACCCGCGAACGCCTCAACACCCTACTCAATGAGATGAACAGCAAACTACGATTCCACCAGCACAAGCACGAACAATATGTGTGGTGCATCGGTGCTGACAGTCCGTCCAAGCCCATAAATGCCCGAAGCTGGTACTTGCTAGAGGACACGGGACTATCCGAGTTATGATACACCCTTGGAAAAAAGATTTTGCAGACTTGCCATACGGTTGGAGCAGTAGAAAGGAAGGCAAATACACTAACTGGAAATCACGCAACAAACTAACACTCGAAGAGATACACACCCTCCGATACAACCACAACTACTTAAAGAACAACCCTCAATACGCTAAATACTTTGAAGAATACAAAATGCATTGTTGGATTCCACCATTAACAATCCTGTTTCCAAAAGATAATTCTATCCAAGAATATGGCAGATTCTAAAATTACAAACTACATCTCATTCGACTATGCGTTCAAAAGGTTTGCCATTCGGCACGGCATGACAACAGCCGAGATTGGCAGACAAGAATCACGCACCATGAATTACAAAACAGATTTTCCAAACAAGAAGCGACGAGTAAACAGAGCAAGAAAAGTCTATGGCAACCCTCGCAAGTGGGTTAGATGGGCAAAGAAACACGAACAAACACAAGCAAAATGGGACTAGACCAAATAGCCATTGCCAAGAAAGGCGATGATGAAAAAGTAATAGCCGATTGGCGCAAGCACAATAGGTTACAGGGCTGGATGGAGTCACTCTATCGCAGCCAAGGAGGCACAGGAGACTTTAACTGCCAGCCAGTTAAACTAACCATTGACGACATTGACTCGTTAGAGACCGTCGTTCGCAAGGCAGATCTACCAAAGACAGAAGGATTCTTTTTTGGTAGCGATTCCTATGAGTGGGACATGAACTACTATGCCAACAAAGACCTAGAATTCATTGCACGGGCCAGAGAAGCCCTTGCTGACGGTTGGACTGTAACCTACGATTGTTGGTGGTAAAATGAAACAGGAATACAGACACACCAAGCCTATCAGGGGTAAAGACCCTGACTTTAAGGAAGAAGAAATCAAAGAACAGGAAAAAGAGAGTTGCCCTCAATGTGGTGGTTGGGGTGGCGAGTCGTGGAATGACTCACCCTTCGAGGGGTATCTGCCCTGCTATAAATGTGGACTATAAAAACCAACTGCTGCATTATGATTACCAGTAGTAATGCACCATTACCAATCGCTACATTATGTGCGCCGGTTGTAAACCAGCACTTTAACCAATAGCAACATTATATGTACCAGTAGTAATGCACCACTACATTTGGGAAATTAGCGAATTTTATCGGGAAATGTTGACTGCAATTATTGGTGGTATTTTAATTCGTGAGAATATACGATGCGTGAACACGGGTGTTTGTGAGAATCTACAAAGTGGCAGGAAAGTCTTGTACTTCGTACTCGAAAAACCAATAAGTGAAAAAGGAGAACAGCAAATATACAATCTTGTGGAAAAGCTCCACAACAAACAAAATGAAAACTAAACAAACAGATGCCTACGACTTCAATGTCGTCAGGCAATCCATATACTCAAAAGGCGTGAGAGTTGACGGCTTTGTCGGCAACTTCCGCGAGGACACAGGCGAGTGCTTGGCCGTAACAAGCAAGAAATACAAGATCGTTCAGAACAAAGATGTTCTGGAGACAATCGAATCCTGCCTAGACTACGGTGGTTTCACCAGACAAACCTACTCGGTAGCTGGTGGTCGTCGGATGTACGCTGTTTACGACTTTGATAGTGAGCAGCGTGAGATAGTGCCGGGAGACAACCTTGGATTCCGTCTCCTTGCCAAGAACTCCTATGATGGCTCAACTGGAGTCACCCTAGCTGCCGGTCTACTGCGTTACATCTGCTCAAATGGCATGGTTTCAATGGCCAAGGAAAGTCAAGTGACCAAGGTACACAACAACCGCATCGACCTAAAATTCTTGCGGGACACAATCAAGGAGTCACGATTTCAATGGCTTGCCGCCGTTGATTTCTATAAGGCAATGTCTAACCGACAGATAACACAGGATGAAGGTTCCGTTCTCATCAAGAAGATGGAGCTTGGCGACCGTCGAGCAAAGAGAATCGAGGAAACATGGACTAATCCAACCTATGAATTAGACCATCGCCGCAACATCTACAACCTGTACAACGCTGTCACTCAAGAACTCACCCCTCTTTCAGAGAAGAGTTTTGAGTTAGCCCAGCGCACTTCTCACCGTGTACTCAACTTCCTAGCAAAGCAATGAGTTGGACTTCACTAGACGCTTGGGGCCAGCGTGAGAACGAAACTCCCCCCATTGAAAAGGAGGAGATAAAGGAAATAACAATCAAGCTCACCTTTGAACACTCGTCTTTCGACGGGCATCCAAGTGAGTGGGATTGGAAAAAGATATTGAAAGTAGATTGGGTTGATGTAGAAGAAGTCAATGCCTGATCTGATAACTCAAGACCCACACATGCTTGACCAAATTCGGTTTGCTCAAGTATTGACCAGCCGAGACGACCCCGTCCTAGTGACGGGGGAGTCCGGCACGGGTAAAGAGGAGATGGCCAACATCCTACATGGCAACCGAAGGCAAGGCCAAACCGCAACCAGCAGACATCGCCACGGTGACAACTTCGTCCCTGTCAATGTCACAACTCTTCAACCAGAACTCTTTGAGTCACAAATGTTTGGCCACGCGCAAGGCGCTTTCACGGGTGCAACCCGTGACACAACCGGCCTAGTCCAGCAAGCTAACGGCGGCACACTCTTCCTTGACGAGATAGGCGAGCTTCCCCTATTGATCCAACCCAAACTCTTGCGATTCATTCAGCACAAGAACTTTCGCAAAGTAGGAAATGCCAAGCTAACAGCAGCCAACTGTCGGCTAGTCTTCTCAACTAACAAAGACCTCCGCATTGAAGTGAGAGAGAAACGATTCAGACTAGACCTGTTCCATCGCATATCGATCTTCATAATCCAGACAACCCCATTGAGAGAAAGACCCGACGACATCACGCTCTACCTGACAGAAACAGGCTTTGACAAGAAAGAAGCTAAAGACCTCACCAACAAAATAACAAATTTAACAGAACTATCTGGAAACTATAGAGAATTACAAAGCATTATCGCACGATACAAAGTGTTAGGCGAATTAGTCATCTATCAGTAATACCAACCCCCAAAAAGTTGGCACACTTCCTGCTAACATGTCATCGGGTTTAACAATTGCCCATTTATGAAATATAAACAAGAGAAATTCATCGAAGGAGACTTCAAGGGACTAAAGTTCTATGTTCCTGTCTTTGAAACTATCGAAGAGGTAGTCTCAGCATACACAGAACCGACCTGTCTTGCCCTTCTCAATCAACAGATACAGTCCCGGCTGAGAACCAAGACAAAGAACAATCTACCCAAGAATCTACCATCCTCCCAGTTGGAAAGATTCAAGGAAGATATATTCCAAAAATACCCTGACGGCTGTGTCTTGTCACAAGACCAAGCTAAAGAGTGGCATCCAACTGTCAAGGAACTGTCGGCTCGCAAACTATTCCTCCTGTCCGAAGCGGCTGTCGCTGCTGGTGAACATGATAAGGCCAGAGAATTAATGGAACAATGCAAAGCAAAGACACTTTCATAGCATCCATTCCTCACAAGGAATCGATGAAGCTAAAGCGGTCGAGCTACTCGCCATCGGCGGCAAAGCAAATCCAGCCAATTCTCGACCGTCTATTGGAGACAGGCAAGGATGTCTACATGACCACAGAGTCCACCGGCTACTCGCCCAACACTCTCTATGTCAAGTTCAACGATGGATTCAAGTTCATCGTCGATAACTTTGACGAGAACAAGTACACACTCCTACGCTCTCGTGTCTCCGTACGCAAACTCGACGGTGGAATCCTTGTCTACTTCAAGGACACATCAAAGAACCGTCTGGCAAGCCGTGAGATCGAGTACGAATACAACGACAGTCTCAAGTGGAAGAACGACCTCGAAACTTGGTACAAGACAGCCCCAGAAGAGGAACTGTTTGAGCGTAAAGTTGCCGTCAGTCCTGACGACAAGGAGTGGGTACACAATCTGATTGGCCCGGAGTCCGAAGTGGACATAACTGAAACAAGCGTACGAGTAATGAAATGACACTACTAGACCTTATCGGATTAATCTATCTCATCATCTTCTTTGGCTGTCTAATCTTGGCAGCCTTTGACATCAAGACATGACATTGGAGCAACTACTGGACATATCAGTTGATCGGCTGGAGAAGATGACAGACTCAGAACTTCTAGCCCACATGGAACCATACCTGAAGATCGCTCGTCCACCGGAAGCTGAAGAACTGCAACTAACAAAGAAAACTCGCGGAAGAATAAACCTTGAAAACCTTATTAGAAAAAAGTGAAGACAGGTACATCCTGAGAATAGATGCCTCGGCATACAGAGAGGCAACCTGTGACCTGAAGATGTACTACACAATCGTTCGTGGTCTGAGAAACAACGACTTCAATCACAAGATGGAGTACGGCACAGCCTATCACAAGGCACTTGAATCATTTTACGCCACGGGCGACAAGACCGAGGCAATGTCAGCTGCCATTGCTCATTACACAAAGCCTGAAATCATTGTGCCTGAAACTGATTGGCGAACTGCCGGTCACTTGGCCAACTGCCTCACTCAATACTTCGATAACTACGCAGATGTGGATGGTCTTGTAGTCGAGAAACACGAGGGCAAACCTCTGCTTGAGATGAAGTTTGCTTTCCCGTTCTACACCAACGGCACAATCGATGTTCTTCTATGTGGCACAATAGACTTCATTGGAACCTACTTCGGACAACCAATTCTTTGTGACCACAAATCAACAGCTGTCACAGCCGTTGACAGGTTCTTGGATGCCTTCCGAATGTCCACGCAACTCATGGTCTACACAATGATCCTTCGCAAACTCTTTCCCGACAAAAACTATCAGGCAGTTATCAACGGCATCTTCCTCTCTCGCTCTGGCAAGAACAAGTTCCAGCGTAGTGCCATCTTGGATTTCACGGAGGACAGGATGAAAAAGTTTGAGCTGCACTTGACTGAGACCGTCGTAAAGTTTGTTGATGTCCTAACCGAAAGTCTGGATGGAGAGCCAAAGTTTCTCCCCAACTTCAACTGTTGCGAGACAAAGTTTGGCATGTGCAGATTCGCTTCAATCTGCAATGCCGGTGAATTTGCTGAGAATGTGATCGACAATGATTACTATACAAAACTCTACGATCCGTTAAAGTTCCAGACATGACCGATCCTGAGATAAAACGACTGGCACTTGCACATTTTGTACGCGAAGCACCCAAGAAATTTGAGAGAGGCATGCTTGAACACAACCCAACCGGCGACAAAGGCATGTGGAAAATGTCGCTCGAACAACTTGTGGACTCTGCCATTGAAGAGAACATCGACCAATTTCACTACCTCGTTGTACTGAAACAAAAACTGAAAAAATGAATAAACCCCTGATTGGAATAGTTGGTTCCAGCGGAACCGGCAAATCGACATCGCTGAGAAATCTACCACTCAAAGATACAATTATCGTTGATCTTGAGCGCAAAGGTTTCCCATTCAAGGAAGCCAAAAACTTCCAGACCATCACCGCAACAATGCTGCCTGAGATAGAGAAGGCAATTGAAACGGCCACGAAGAACGCCGACATCGTTGTCATTGAGTCGTTCACAAAATATTGTGAAATCCTCATAGACACGGCCCAGAAAATGTACAAGGGCTACGATGTCTGGTCACACTACAACAAGTCAATCCGCAAGACACTTGAAAGCCTCAAGAACGAGAAAGCAATAGTCGTTGTCACGGCCATTGACGAGATCGTCAAGATCATGCAACCAACTGGCGGCGAGTACAACACCCGACGCATCAAGGTGCAGGGTAAAGTCCACGAAGGCTGCATTGAGAAGGAGTTTTTGTTGGTCTTGTTCACCGAAGTCAGGCGCGAGAAAGATTCCATCGAGTATTGTTTTCAAACAAACTCTGACGGAGTAACCTCCGCAAAGACCCCGATGGGAATGTTCAGCGACCTGTACATACCCAACGATCTCAACACCGTCATCAACAGTCTGGAGGAATACTATGCCTAATTGGATTAACATAAATACTGAAAACAACAAAGTGTTCAAAGGTGATGTCTTGGTGAACCTAGATTCTGGTGTGGTTGTATCAAAAGAGGATGATGAAGGTGGCACAAAAGTCTGGTCACTTCATGGTGGCGACCGTTATCTTTTCGTTGACAACACTATTTATGACAATGTCACTGACAGTATAAAGGGTATAGACTACTACTCAAGAATAGATGAGATTGATTGGAGTCCTCGTGTTTCCAACTGTTTCCGTAATTGCGGAATTAAATATATGGGTGATCTTCTCAACAAGACCGAACATGATCTGTTAATGATACGCGCTTTTTGGAAGAAGAGTTTGTCTGAAGTAATACACAAACTAAAGGAACACAATTTACAACTGAAATCTCTATGATACATGGGTACAAGGGTGCTATTAAGATGCAACTGGGTTGTGTTCGCGGAGACTGTCATCTTCGTATCCTTTGACCTGCATTGATCGCCCGTGTGTCAATTTAATTTCTTGCATGATGCAAGGATAAAACAAAACAATGCCTACTATAAACCTGAATGATGTAACAGAGAACGCAAGGCCGTTTCTGCCATCGAATACCTACACGATCCGTGTCGCTGATGCGGAGAGTAAGACATCTCAAGCTGGCAACCCTATGGTTGTTCTGTCTTGGGAGATCGTTGCGCCTGAGTCTATCGAAGATGATACCTTGGGAAATGTCAAGATTGCCGGGTTACAATTCCGTCAGTTCTTGCCGTACATAGAAAAGATGGCGGGTCGTATCAAGAAGATACACCGCACTCTTGAACTGTCATCCGACATCAAGTGTTCTGATGAGAACAACCCTTGGGAGACTGTTCAACCTGACCCTGACATTTACAAGGGAAAGGCTGTCTATGCCACGATCAAAACGGAGCCGGTTCCTAGGAAGAACGAAAACGGTGAGGCTATGCTTGACCCCGCAACGGGCGAGCCAGTCACCTTTAACGGCTATTCAGTAAACGAAATAGTATCCGCTGCACCTGAGTTGGATATTGTAGTTCCTTAACAATCGAGGCTGGGTAAACTGGGCTGATAATAACCAGTTTTTTGTGCGTCGTAACCGTGACCAGCCTTCTTTTTAATACAATGAAAGAAATACCATATGCGTTTTCACGCACCATACACACACTAGTCAGCAACATACTAGAGAAGACTGAATCATTTTCTGGTACAATTGATTACATACGCATCCCAAAACCAGTAATGGATTCCGGAGTTTACATCTTGTTAAAGAGTAGTCGGCCTGTTTACGTTGGACAATCTCAATGTGTAATGAGCCGCTTGTGTAATCATGTTGTAAACGAACCCAAGGACTTTGATGATGTCTTGGTGATTAAACAAAACAAATCGTTTTCTCACGAAAGACATCAGCTTGAGAGAGAGTTAATATCGTTATACAAACCCGCATTAAACACAAGGGGAAATTCAGATCATTACAGAAACAGTACACAATTTCTTCTGGCTGAAGAGAAAGCCGGTAGAATAACATCAGAACCTATTGTAGTAAGATGAAAGAAAATTACATAAGCGCAGTTGACGAGGTTGTTGATTTGAGGGCCAAGATCAGGTCACTTGAATGGCAAGTCGAGAGTTATGACAGGTCAGAAAGACTTGCATGGAAACGTGTTCACGATTTGGAATATGAAAGAGATTCAATCGATAATTGATGATATTTGCGTCAAGCATTCTCAATATGCGCAGCCGCTTGAGCGGCTGCGCATAATAAGTATGGACAAGGTTGCAGAGGCTTTGGCTGATGGTTACTTGTCTGGGATACACGACATAATCCTGATGCTTCAGGATTCCATGAAGGACAGGGATGGCAAGACAATCAAGGAGAGACTGAAAGAACAGGCACTCAATGCGGCACAAGCCAACGATAAACTACAGCGGTCTGACGATACTTCTGGACAATCCAAGTAGGTTCGACAACTGCGAACTTATCTCTGGCTACGCCGGTCATCTGTTTCAGGGTGCGCTCAACATCCCTCGCCAATCATGCGACATTAGGTTGCTGAATACACTTGGCGAGGGGTTTCTGCCTGACACAAAAGTCATTCTGTTGCTTGGCGAAAAGTCTCTCAGGACATTCAAGAACATAGCATTGGGTGGTCAGCGTGGTTGTCCTTGGATGGCACACGGCAGAACCTACATGGCAACCTTCCTCCCACAAGATGCCATAGACAGGAAAGCCTACTTCAACCCGTTAGCTAACGAGACTGAACTTGAGTATGAGACAGTCAGGCACGGCAAGACCAAGCGCAGCAACTGGCGATTCTGGATGTTGCGTGATGTGTCCAAGGCTGCTCAATACCTGAAAGACCCGCCAAGACCAGAGAGCGGCGAGCTAATCACCTATCCCAAGGAACAGGAGATCATTGACCTCCTAACAAACACCAAGGATAAGGAGATGTTCTTCGACATTGAAACAAACCCACAGCTTGAGATGACCTGTTTCGGTTTCTCCTTCGGCCCCGATAAGGGTTGGTGTGTCCCGATGCTTCAGCTAAACCATTATCACTATGACAACACCCACAAAATCCTTCGCGCACTAGCCATCGCTCTCCGTGACAACATCGTAGTCATACACAACGCCCTGTTCGACCTTTTCGTCATAGCTTATCGCTACGGCATACCAGCCCCCACTCGTGTCTATGACACGATGCTATCTCATCACCGACTATTCCCTGAAGTTGAGAAGTCGTTGGGCCATTGTATCTCGCTGTACACAGACCAGCCTTATCACAAGAACGAGGGCATCTTTAACCCGCAGAACAGCAGCGAATTCCAGCAACTTTACGAGTACAACATCAAGGATGTGCTGACGATGGCCCTAATCAAGCCGTCCATCGATCAGCTGGCCAAGACCTTGAGAGCCGAGGAGTCCATTGAACAGGTCAACTCTATGGTTCGACCCTACTTAACTGCGATACTTCAAGGCATACGAATCGACACACCAGAATTGCAGATGATTAGAATGCACAATGACCGTTATCAATATCAAGTTAAACGGATGCTATCATTGTTGCTTGGCCGCGATGTTAATCCTAACAGTCCCAAGCAAGTCTCGGAGTATTTGTATGCTGGCTTGAGCCTGAGAAAACCTGACCGTGATGCTACGAATGAGAAAACCCTCTTACAACTGCGCCTGAAACACGATCTACCGGCTGTCTCCCTCATCATCCGTTACCGATCAGTCGCCAAGGAGTCTGGTTTGTTGAAGTTCCCGCCATACGAAGGCTTATACACCAAGCCAATGGCTGACCGAATTACAACCTCATATAATTTAGCCGGGACAACGACCTTCCGTCTTGCGAGTCGTCGTCTGTTAGGCAAGTGGGGAACCAACATCCAGAACATACCAAAGAAACTTCGTCGCCTATTCATTGCCGACAAGGGCAAGATACTTGTGCAAGTGGATCAAGCTGGGGCTGAAGCGATGATCGTTGCTTATCTTTGTATGCGTGGAAACTTTCGTATGCTGTTCAGCGAGGGAATCAAGTCGCATGTCTACGTTGCCTTGCGTTTGTTCGAGGCTGTCTGGCAAGATAAACTTGGTCGAAGTGTCAGGGAATTCTGTGACGCACCAATCGACAAGCTGAAGGAGATGAAAGGTTGGGATGAACTTAACACTTTAATCAAGGATAGTGACGAGTGGCCAGCTAACTGTCGTTACTACTTCATGGCAAAGATGGTCTGTCACGCCAGCAACTACGGCATGAAAGCACCAACCTTCAGAGTCAACATGCTACAGAAATCTCAGGGCGCAATCGCGCTTGAGAATAAGGAAGCGTCTCGCTTCCTTAAAACCTACCACAAACTGTTTCCAGAAATTAAGCAATGGCATAATGAGACTATTATGACGCTGAAGAATACCAAGATGCTCAGGAACCTCTTTGGCTATCCTCGAACCTTCACCGGCTTCATTGATGAGTCGATGCACAAGGAGGCTTATGCCTTTGTCCCGCAGTCAACTGTCGGCTGCATAACCAATCTAGCCTTTGTCGAGCTACAAAATCGACAAGACCTGATGGACTTGGAAGTTGACATCCTCCAAAATAACCACGATAGTGTCTTGCTTCAATGTCCGGAAGAACACAAAGAGTTTGTTGCCACGGAGGCAATGAAACACCTGAACCGTAAACTAATCTCCCCTCGCGGCGAGCCATTCCAAATGCGTTCTGAAGCCCTGACGGGATACAACTGGAAAGAAATGTATGCGTAGACCAACTGTATCGTATAATGAAGATGATGTTAATATCAGCGTAGGTATTGACAAGGCACAAGATGAGGAAAACAGCTATATACCGGCGTTGTTTATCACAGTAAATGGTAATGTTTTCCCTGTGGTCACTCTTGATGAGTGGGTAAAAGTTTCAAACCTAGTTAGTTACCTACTCGATGACGAATCTTGAGAAGTGGCGGCATTATCTCAAGGACATAGAATCACCTGACCTCTTCATAGATTGGGGTTTCTATAACCTGATAAGCACCGCGTTGCAGAGGCGCGTCTGGCTTTACCCGGATGCAATGGCAATCTTTCCCAACATCTTTGTGTTGTTGGTAGGGCCACCGGCTTCTGGCAAGTCGCGGGTAATCTCGCAGATCGCTGACATAATCAAGTGTGAGCGACTGATGGAACCTAACAAAGAGAAGAACACAATGGTTCCCATGTATCCCTACGGTGCAGACACAACCACGCAAGAGTCTCTTCTGCGAATGATGTCGAAGGAATGTCTGCGTACATTCAAGGTTCCAGATGAAAGACTTGGTGGTGACGCAAAGAAGAATCGTTCACACTTCTCAATCTGTTTTATGATTGAGGAACTTGGTGTTCTCTTCCGCAAAAACTCTGAGGATATGGTGAACATGTTGAACCAGTTTTATGATGCTCGCAGCTACCACTACAAGAGTAAGCATCAGGGTGAGGACAGGATTTCAAACATCTGCGTGACCCTGATTGGCGGCACAACGCCGATGTTCATACGGGAGGCGTTTAGCGACAAGATAATCTCACAAGGATTCACTTCCCGTGTCATTGTTGTCTATGGACATGAACCACGATTTTACCGGCAGTTTCCCGGCCTGACCGACAAGCAACAGAAATGTCGGGAAGACCTAGTTGAATTCCTGTACAGGATTCACAAGATCGCTGGTGAAGTCAGGTTAAGTAAGGAGGCACAAGAATGGCACAAGGAACTGTATGAGTCAGGCAACCTTATAAATAAACGAGTGAACAGAGACCCACGGCTGGACAATTACTATGGTCGCAAGAATGTTCACCTGTTGAAGACGGCTATGCTTGTACACTTCGCTGACAACATGAACATGGAAGTGTCGTTGGAGGACATGAAGAGGGCGAAGAAGCTGTTGACAATCACGGAACACAAGATGCACGAGGCGTTCAACACCATCGGACGAAATCCAATCGGTGAGATTACAAAACATATCCTTCGTTATATCATCGACTCGGAATCTGGTGTGCGGTACAAGAAACTTTGGCTCAATTTTGTCTCTGACATCACGAAACAGGAGTTGGATCAAGTGCTGGAATTTCTTGTCACAACCGAGCAAGTAGAGAATAATGGGGGCTGGTTCAGGTCAATGGTGGATGATGTCTATGGCACTATGAAATTTTAAGTCGGGTCAGGTGGGGTTCTTTTTTCACCTGTGTTTTCTTTGGTTGAGCGCAGGTTTTTTCTAATCCTGCCTGTTTGTGAGCCTTGGGTTTGGCAAGGCTCGACCGACTAAATCACTTTGCCATTTGATTGCATGTAGCGAAGTATCATGGATTTCTTGATCTGTTTCAGTCTCAGAAACTCCTTCTCCAACTCCATCAACCTCTTGGATTGTTTCTTTGAGATGATTGTTCCCGGCAACATCTCTTCCGGCGCTCCCGGTATGTCACTAACAGTCTTCACACCCAGTTTAAGTCCAGCAATACCAGGCTTTCTGGTGGTTTCCTTGGCAAGCATCGGAAAATTAATCAGGTCACTCGCGCTTGCTTTGATTCCCAAATATCTCATGCGCTCAATTTGATCGCTGACATCCTTCTTGTTAGGCAAAGCTGGAGTCGCCGTCCACATCAGGTTGTACAGTTCCTTCCAGTTATCATCAAATTGTTCTGACTGTTCTCTCTTGTTGTTTGGTCTCTTCTGAATTGCTTTTCTGGCAGCTTCAGCAACGGCGGCTGGCAAGAGTCGTCTGGCTTCAGACACGCTGTTCGCCTCCTTGAAGGCACGACGCGCTGGCCAAGCATACTCGTTACTTATTCCTGACGGTACTCCCGGCCTGTCCAAACCTGTTTCAAGCCTTCTAAACTTCCTGAGTTGTGTGCGAGCATTAAACTCCGACATCTCATCCGACAATGTGAGATGCTGAAACGAATATCGCAAAGTCTGGTTGAGTCCCATGATTGTATTCCGCAGAAACTTCATCCATGCCGCACTCCAACCACTACTAAAAGCCTCCTCAGAACTGAGAAGATGCACAAAATCCTTGAAGATTGTGGTGGCAGCATCTGCCATGGGAAAGGTGAAGCCACCGGGAATACCCTCTGACACACCAAACCGCGATGACCTGTACAAGTCATGTAACAAGGCAGATTGGAAACCAAAATAACCAGCCATTTGCAACGAACTGAGAACGGCATAAGCCTGTTCCTCTGCATTATCCATCTGGATAGCCTCAAGCAACTTGGGTTCACTCCGAACCTTGTTAGCAAGCTCCTCACTGAGATACTTGATTGCCTCACCACCAAGCAATGCACCCAGCGTGGCCTTGAAAAGTGGCAGCGGATCACCTTCAGTTCTCAACGGCATCCAAACATCCTTGAGCATTCTGTCCGACTTCTCAATCGACCATCTTGCAAGTGAAGTGAACATACTTGAGACACCGCGCTGCGTGAACGTCGGCAAACCACGAACATCATAAGTACCTTGATTCATCTCCACCCAAGCTGCTGCCGCATTATCCAGCAACTCTTCTGGAATATCAGAGTTCTTCTTGCCGACATAATCAAACAGGCTAACCTTGCGACCAGCAACAGTTGTCTCACCCATGTGTTCCATCAGGTTCCTGAGTAGTCTGTTAGCTGTCCAATCCCCTTTAGGCAATATCTTGTCCAATGGCCGCATTCTCAGGTTTGCCGAGATAAGCTGGCGACCAAGAGCAAATTGCAATGCGCGAGTTGATTTTTCCAAGACACTCCGACCACCAACAACCAAGGCAACATCGGCCACCTTGTTAATGTTGTCGGAGATTTCGCTGGCGCTCTGATGTGTAAATTCCAAGTTACCAAGGCTGGTCTTATTAACACCTGTCAGGTAACTCTTGACCCAAGCATCTCTGAACTTAAACAAGTGCGTGACCAAGATATGCAAGTCTTGTGTGCGCATGTACGGCAGATCAAACAGATAGGATGAGGCAAGATCACGAAGACCCGCGCCAACACCCAGCCAACTTGATGTAACCATTCGATTGAATGTGCGCGTCCATAAATCCCAACTTTCATAGTAACCAATGTAACCCTGCATTAACGTATCCAACACTTCATGGTTGGACTGTACTGGTCTGTTGTAAGGCTTTATTGACTTGTCTGGTTTAACTATGTCACCGGCATTGTTTACCTTGAGATTGAATGGGCCACCCTTCTCAAGCCCCGGTAAGTCTGGTCTCAGGTAGTTGCCTTCCTGATCCGGTATGCCAAGAATCTTGCGCATCCTGTCGTTACTCTCAATGTGCTTGAAGAAAGCTGCGTCCTTGGAAAAGCGAACAACGTAACGAGTCAATCGCTGAATGGCATTCTGTTCAACCCAATGCGGTGGAATACCCATCTTACCCGTGGCAACACGGAGAGCCTTGTATCTTTGGGAACCAATCCTCTGTTCCTTCATCTTCAGGCTGCTGGCCATCTTATCAAATAACAACCCAAGCCTGTCGCGCTCCTTGAATAGCTTTTCAATGTCCGAAATAATTTCCGCAGTTGGAACATCACTACCTTCTTCCAAACCCAGAAGCGACTGCTCAAGTTCTTCTGGTGTGAGATTCTTGGACTGACTTTCCCAATACTCAATAGCCTCATTACGCAGCTTTTGATATTCAGGGCTGGCTGTCTCGCCTTTCATCATGACACGACGAACCACTTGACTGATGATTTCAGGTGTGTACTCGCGGGTGAACTTGCCGGGAGTCAGGAATGATTCATTGCCCCTGAACACTTCCACCTTCATCCCAATATCATTCTGATACTGTCGAGTGTCCCGATAGATGTTCTCCATCATCCGATCAAAATACCGAATCCTTGCGTTAGTGTTGTAGGCATCGTTTCTGGCCTTGATCGTGTCAGCATCAGCCAAATCTTCCAAACCCAAGTGCTTACGCCAACGCGCATGTTGATAGTCGCCAAGCAAATTAAACTCAGCGGGACTCATCTTGACCTCGCTCAAGGCGAGCATCAGACTTTCTAAGAATCGACCCATCAATTTGCTGTGTTCACCAAGCGTGGCTCTCGCTTGTTTAGACACTTCTATGGCAAGTTCCTTGGCTTCCGGTGTCAGGCCAATCTCCTTTATCCTGTCTATAACAGGACGGAAACTTCGTGTGAGGCGCTGGAACGGTTTCCAAGTCAGGGGTTCCGTGATCTTGAAATCCTTGAGTGTCCCGTACTTGATCTTGTGCGTTCGATCTGTAATCGACTGCTGCATCCCTCTAGGAGTCGCGTCATGCGGGATGGGTGTGTCATCATTAACCATCATTACCGTAGACTCACCACTTATCTTGGTCATTGTCCGGATAGCTTCTGAAGAATTAATTTGCGTATCAGTCTTGGGCAAAACCGGAAGATCAATCACGCGCTCCAAAATCGGCTTCAATCCCTTGATGCCAAGCACCTCTTCAGCTTTCTGGGTCAAGGCATCCACAGCCGATTTTTGGCCAAAGGCAGATTCACCATAAGGAATCTTCTCACCTTCCCAAAGTTCATCTAAACCATAGCGTAAACCTTCCGGGCCTAGCGGATTCCTGTGACCCGAAACACGAACCTTATCATCAAGAACATTCAGGCTGTCCAAAGCACTAAATGTTCTCTTGTTCAACATGCCGTTAAGAATTGTTTGCTCCGAGCCACTTAAACCATTGAAATTATTCCGAATTGTTGATCCCTCAAGACCCAGTAGATTCAACATCGCATCATAGTGGGACAGGAATTCTTCTGGACTCGACCATATATTATCCTTGGCAACCATTCTGGTGGCAAAAGCAAGCCGCACATCATCAGGCAAATTATTCATCACATCATGCAACGCATTACCCTGATTCTGCATTCTTGGCTTGTACTTGGCGAAGTTGGCATTAGTCAAATCCGAATGGCCATGTGTTCCCCTCAAGTCAACATTCTCAACATCAAGTCCCTTGTGATAGTTTCCAACTGTAGCTTTAGACGCATCAGAAACACGACTGTCACGCCGAATTGCAAAGTCCAGAAAACTCTCGACCATGTATGGCTCATAGACATTGAACCAATGCTCAGCATTTCGCATCCTTTTTAACACACCACTGAGTTCATCCGTCAATATTGGTTCGTTCATCAAACGACGATGAATCAATTGCTGGGCAAGAACCATGTCGAAGGAATCGTCTATCGTAGGTACACCAATAGTGATCTCCTTGCTGTTATACGAAGCAATCGGGTCTTCAGGTCGTCGAGTCTGGAGAACTATGTCAGGCGCTTCCATATCCTCAAGAACCTTAAAAACCTGCTTGATCGCACCTGTGTTGCGACTTTGCATGATCTTCATCAGCTTCTTGAAGTCAGCTGGATAATCAGTCGAGTTCTCCATGAGATGAGTCGGCTCAAGATATTCCAGTTCAGAACCGAATTTCTTGTTACTAACCGTGAACGACTTCATCTTGTTCATGTTATCCACATACTGCTTGACGAAACCCTTGGGCATATCCGGTATGCCAAACAACTCAGCAATCTCCTTGGGAATAGCATAGGCACTGGCACTCGACTCATAAGTAACACCCTCAACAGTCAACGTACCCTTATGAGTGGCGTCAGGCTTGAAACCAAAATCAAGTTGAGTCTCTGAGTTCAACTTGCTTGATGTTAGGTACTCCTCCAACGGAATACCTTGTCTGGTGTGCAAATCATTATCGAGAAGCATACTGACATCCACCTCCATACGTTGACCGAGGTAATCAAGAATGTCATTAACCGCTGGTTTACCATAACGCACCTTCATGCCGCGCTTGACATCACTGAACCAACGACGCATTTGGTCGAACTTACCCTTTGGTAAAGTACGAATACGCTCCGCAAGGCGCTTACTACTCTCGGTTACAAATATTTCCTCAACCTCCTTCTTGACAGATTCAATCCATCTATCTTGCAGTTTTGGATGACCTCTTAATCTCGCAACTCTTGGATCATCACTGTAAAGATCGGTCAACCAACCTTTCATCAACTTACTATCCCTCTCATTAGAGGACTCCACCATGTCACGAACAAAGACATGCGCCACTTCATGATACGGTAGGTCAGCAGTTAAATCATCAATGCTTAATATAATATCGCGTTGCTTTGTTCTTGCATAACCAGCAACACTCCTTAACGCATCAATCGTCATTCTGTTAAGAGCAATGTTAAGTGTGACACCGCGCTTTGCCACCAGATTCTTGGCTGATTCAAACACACCGGGTAACAGATTTTTTTCAACTTCAGCCGCCAACTCCAGACGGGCTTCTTCAGCTGTCTTGCCGCTTTCCTTAATGTATTGAAGCGCCTCAGATTCCCTTGTGACTGACTTAACTCGTCGCAAACTTCCCATAAGGTCACGATGCGTCAAACCCTCCAGTTCACGTTTGATTATATCCTTGGCTTGCTTTTCTAATCTCTTGCGTTGTGTGGATTCAAATTTATCTTTTACCGCTTTTGTAATTTTAGGGTCAGTTAAACCCTTCTCTTTCTTGGCTGTCTTGGTTGATGTCGTGGTTACTTCATCACCGAATAAATCAAACTCTTTTACCTTGGCTCCATCTGTGTTCACCTTCTCCTTTTTGACCAACTCATCAAGCAACTCCTTCTCTCTGAGTTTTACATATTGTTCTATGGTAACTTGTCTGGCCTTTGGATCATGACCTTGCTTGGCTTTCCAGTGAAGATATGCCACCTCTGTCGGAAGTTTTTCCGTGGTTGAAAGAGGCATCTTACTTTCTCTAAGTTGTCTCGGTGTGGCGTGTTCGTAGACATAACCTAGTTTCGTTTTGGCTTCCTCTATCTCACCCAGTTTCTTGGTGACACCACGAGCGGGTACTCCCAACAGTTTTCTACCATGACCCCACGGCTCAGTCAACAAAGCACCACCAACACCGGCAGTCGCCAATGCGCCGGGACTAAACTCGCCCTCCGAATATTGTCTTGCACCTTCAAAGGCAAGACCAAGGCCACCACCAATACCGACGTTGGTAAGGGCGTGGGCGGCGACATCCTGATTCATCTTGCCGCGAATGCCACCAGCTGTTCTGATGAATTCTTGCGCTCCCTTTAGTGTGGTGCTTGTGGGTCGAACACCACCACCAAGACCACCACCAGCAAATTCACCGGCTGTGTAAGCTACCGGATGTGCCTTGCGCAGCATCCGTCGTTGCAACTCTTTCGCCTCAAAATCATCCTTGCCGCGAACAGCCTCCTCAACTTTAGCCTGAGCTTCACGAGTCGCAATACCACCAAGTACAGCACTACCAAGCATTCCCACACCTTTAGCTATTCCGGCTGGAATAGCTAAACGCCCTTTTGGTACTGGAATCTTGGCAAGAGCTTTACTCGCTCCAGCCATTGCAGCCAAAGCGCCACCTCCCGGTGCTATCTCAATTGATACACCCTCCAATGCAGCGCGACCAGCTGAAGTTCTTTCAGCCTTTTTAAGAGCTAACCACTCTTCTTCGGTGTAAATTGGATGGTCATCGGGATATCCAAGTTGCTCACGAAGTTTTTGTTTTTTCTCTTCAAGAGTCACTTATAATCTCTATTTCGCCTCCGAATAGCCGCTGCGCGACCCTCTTCTGATTGTTGGCCCGGAGTCCGTGTGCTTACCCCTCTTGAATAATCACCAGAAACCCTCTCTGTGGTGGGCATCGGAGTTATCATTCGAGTGCCACCAACAGTTCCCGCTGTCGCACCTTCAGATTCAAGAGTCAGAGTCTCTAGCTCTTTTTTGTCAGCATCAGTCCATTGATTAGGGTCTTGTCCCGGCATGGCAGTACCTGAACTTCGTAATCTTCCAAGGATTCTATTATATCCATCAATCCTTTGTATAGACTCAGTTCTCTTAATTGGATCATTAGTTGACTCTAGAATATCCACTTCTTTGAGTATAGCTTCATTAATTCGTCTTCCAAGTGTTGCATCAATTACCTTGGCATCTATAAGTGCTGGCAACGCTTCCAGAGATATTCTCGCCTCCTCAATACGTCCCGGTAATGTCTCAACATCATACTCAGCCTTGACAGCCCCACTTACATCACCAGCCATACCCTGCTGAAGTGCCTTTTGTCTCGACCAATCTTCGAGACTTAACCCCTGTTGTTGTAGCGGTCTTGTTATCCAATCCTCAGATGGTGGTTCTGGAAAATCACCAATAGTAGGTTGCACTTCAGCTGGTGGGTCTGGTCTTAATCCTTCCTGATATGCCCTGAAACCACCTTCACTTGCTTCACTAACACCACCGGGGCCATAAATTGTTGCATAATCTTCCCCTCTTTTTGTTGTCGCTGCTTCCTCCTGTGCCAATTCGCGTCTAGCACGGTCTTCTGCCTGTAAATTATTCATGCCTCGCGCCATTAACTGTCGCTTCAAGGCTTCAACCTCGTCTATCTGCGCACCAAGCGCACCACGTTCCATAACTGGACTAGCACTCGGTTCCTGATAAAACCGATCATAGTATTCAAGTTCTTCTGGTGTTGCACCTTCACGAAACCCCTCAGTAAATTCTTTGGCCCGTCTGCGTCTGTTTACTATGTCAAATAATGTTGGCATATCATCCTCCCGGTGCGCCGGTACGTTCATCCTCGCTGAACAAAGTGTTTCTCAAATAATCCTCACCACCCCAGCCTCTTGATGTGTCCACCATACCAGTAGCAGCACCCAAACCTGTTCCCGCTGTTGTGCCAAAAGTTGTTACCTGACCGGGAGCAGTCGGCAAGTTGGCAACCCCACCTTGCCCCGCAACAACTGCTGGATTATATCTTGTACCAAAACTAGGAACAATGGATGCAGTCTGGCCTAGTGCTTGCGCAAGGGCCGCTTTTTTCTTGGCTAATGCATCACCAAACGTCAGCGCCGCCTTGTACTTGTCCATCTCTCCCGTTCGACCAACACCAATGCCCATGCGACCAAGACCACGCTCAACATTCGCCATCTCAGAACCAGATAGTTTAGTCGGATCCATTGAACCCAACAATGCTTGAAGACTTGAGGCTTGTTGTGCTTGGCTTGGATCAAGGTAAGGAGAAGCAGCTTCCTCAAACGCCCTGAATCCTTTGCCAACTGTCTGCATAGTGCCAGCTTCAGGGTCAAAGACATTAGCTGTTCCGCGAGCATGAGCTAGTCTGTCAAGAAGAGTTTGGTCGCGTTCATAGTTGCGTAATACTGTTTGTGTGCCGGGAAATCCAGCACTTATGGTTTTTGGATTTCCTGTTACTGGATCAAGAACAATATTATTATCTGCATCAACTTCAAACTGAGGTTGCTGCCCAGTAGCAGCCAATATTCTTATGTCCTCTGAACCGGGAGCTATTTTTTCTGCATACTTATCACCAATCTGTTTGCCGGGAGGAATCTTGCCATCCAATAAATCCTTTTGGTCATACTCCTTTGTCTTAATTCCGTGTAACAGATAACTGTTTAACTCATTAAGCGCAGTCTGTTCTAGTTTTCCCTGCTCAATCTTACCTTGAACAAATGCTGGCAAAATCTTGTCATAAGCAGCTTTAAGGTTTTGTACATTCTTTTTAGTAGTATCATCTTTTGACAGGGATTCAGCAATAATATACATCGTCCCTAGCTGAACAAGATTATCCACACTTAAAGCACCTTCTTTGCCGAAAATGGATTTACCCTGTTCTTTTATAAAATTCCAAACAAGTTCACCACCAGCTACCACACCACCAACCATGCCGTTAATAAGAGCTTCTATAGCTTCTTGTATCGGCCCCATTTTTGTAATTGGTCTATGTCCTTCTGTATGTGGCATGATTATGTAAGAATACCGGCTGTCTGTAAGACTGACCGTAGGTGATTAAAAAAATTCATAATGTTTAACTACTCGACATGATACCGGCATTTTTGAGACTTGTTAAAAGTGCAATAATTGCTGTTTGATTGTTTGTAGCTGAATTACCTGATGGATCTGCCACAAGTGCAGCCATCGTAACAACACCATCTGTACTGGTTGTGGCGTCTGGTACTGTCAAGCCATCCAGCATGGCATTGGCCGCTGCCAAGTCGGCAAACAGCGTGGTCGCATCTGTAAAGTCTGTGTGAGCTACATTAACTGACATAAGCCTGAGATAACATTGGATTCATAGGAGTTATATCCTGCGTCTGGAGTTGGATATTGGACAGGTTAATTCCGTTTGTCCATTTCAATGTGTACGATATTTTCCAACCCTGCTGACCGCTCTGAAAATTGTACAACAAATTCTGTATCATCTTTGGCCCACTCCAGACTACCGGGAAATCCGCGGAAAACTTAACTGGAGCGGCTTGAACCGCCAAGGTCTTCGCTTGTGTTCCAGCTGATGTGGCCGGTGTGACTTCATCATTTACACGTTGCATGGCTGTAACCGACGAGGCCGACTGCACCTTGTTAAAGAGAAGTCGCAGTTCTTGTGGCTTCTGCTCGACTCTGGTGTCATTAGTGCAAAATGCCCTAGTCTCAACATAGGTTGTGGCGTAGTTAGAACCTTCAAATAACTTAACACACTTGTAGGCTGGCTCACCTGAACTGGTTGTCGTTCCGTGCGTGATCGCAAATAGCTCACGCTTGTTGTTTGTCTCCACCTTGGCAAACTCAATGACCGGCCCAATATTACCATTGCTGTCATCAGTTAGTTGATCGAAACTTACAAACTGTTGCGTGAGTGTGTCATAAACTAGGATGCCATGACCAAAGATTGTGTTACAGGCGAACAAGGCATAATCATCATAAACAATGGCGGCACACTTCTTGGTGTCCTGTACAATATCCTTGAATAAACGCGCAACCTTCAACGAGAAGATCGAGTTGCGTCCCTCATTCTTTGACTGCACAACAGCATTAAATGACCGCAAGCCTTCCGGGTCAATGAAGGCAAAGTCGCCCAACAAGTCAACAAATGAACGCTGATTAATCGAGTTGGCCGTAAACAAGAATTGCTTCTTGAACATCGGCTCGGCAAACACCGTTAATTCATAATCAAGCGTAACTCCATAACTGCCACCTTGCGTCGAGACGAAAAGTGCCTCGTTATTCATAACAGTCATGGCCGTGATTACATTGTAACCAACCGTGTACGATGATCCCGGAGCGCCACCAATTGTTTCATCAGAATTTACCTTGTTCCCATCCGTATCAATCGGGATGACAAAATCAAGTGGCCGACCACTTACACTATGGTAAATCAAAGTTCCGTCTGGACTGACAATGAACATCTTATTGTTAAAGAAAGTCATTTGCTTGCCAATCGGCACATACTCACGGGATGTCTTGGTTCCATCCGACCATTCAGCATAAGTCTTGGACGCTCTATCAGTTGCTAAACCACCGGCAAGCTCAATAATGCGCGGTTGACTCGTGCCATCCTGAACAACAATAGCCGCAACGGTTGTCTGAACTGCCGTGTTCACATCAAGTTCAAGAGATGCACCCGCCACACGAGTCTCCTTGCGCAGAAAATTCTGGGTTGATGCCGGGACAGCCTGAACAAATATCTCGGCTGACCTGTCCATCGTGCCGCCAGCATAAAGAACAGCCCAAGTGCTGTCAGGATTCAATGGTTTGCGGTACTTGCAGCCGCCATCAAAAAAGAGAAAGACGAACTCTCCAATTGAATAAATGTTCTGGATTGGCGGGTTAGATGTGAACGCGCCTATGTCACCTGAGATGTCGTTGACGTTCTTGATCCCTTCCAATGTGCCGAAACGGTTGCGAACATTCTTGGCAAACTTGTATTCCTCGTTGCTTAAACGAGTGTCATCGACCGACATGTTCATGCCGCCCATAAACGATTGTTGTTTGTAATCAGCCACGTTGCTAATTCCAGCGTCTAGCTATTGTTATGTTATCGTGCGGATGTCGCCCGAACTGCATCAGGCGCTTCTGTCCACGCTCCAGATCAGCAATTCTCCTACCCAAATCCCTAGTCACCTTGCCATCATAAACCATCGACTCCTGTAACTTGCCTTGTTCTTCCAAGAATAACTGCATCATCTTGTGCATCACAATATTCTCAAACCCGTAAAGCGGGAAGGGATCATTGTCGTTCTTGATGAACTTCAGCCTCTTCTTGTAAAGCACCTGAAGTGTGTGCGAGTCGTCCTGTGTCGCTGTGTCGTCCCAAGGAAACTCGGAGATGTCCACAATCAAGTAACGCGACTCAGTTTCGTCATGCGGTATCTCGGAATAAACAATTGATGTATCAGCCGTGTCCACCAGCCTAACCAACCCTCCGTTATTCGAGGCATGATCGCCAAACCGTTCGTTGTTCGTATCATATCGTCTCATGCCCACTATAGATGTAATGGTGCGATTGTTGTCCAAAGTGAGTGCTATTGAATGCGGTGATGATGTGGTTGTGTAGGCAGCTGCCGTGCCGGGATAGTTAGACCAGACCTCAAGTGTCTGCCTGTCCGACGCCGATGTCTCAAAAGTCACGGCCAACTTCTCTGTAGCTGCGATGTTGGCAAACCAATGGACTGTCAGGCCAGTTGCCGAGCTACCGCGAGTGCCTGTAATCGTCGAGGACAACGATTTCTTGAGCGGATCGTAACCAACTATTCGCCAGCAACGATCATCGCTTCGCCAATTGTTGTGGTTGTACTCCGATAATAGATTGTTAATTGTCCAGTTAAGTTTGGATTCCTTCTCGCGCATGCCACGAATAGCGTGAACATCACGACTCAGAGCTATCCGCTGTTTACCGGCAACATAGAATTCCTCCTCAACCAATGAGCCGGGAATGTCAACTTGTTCATAAATCGACTGCATTGCCTCGTTGAGAAAGTCGAGGATGACATAACGCTGATTGGAGTCACCAGCATTAAGACCAACCTTCTTGCCAAACCTGTCAATTATGTACTCAGCACTCATCGTTTAGTAATGGCTGCGACCGTTAGCTTGGCTCTTTTTGTAATCGCCGTTACCGAAGTTGCAGTTCTTTTTGCGATTGCGCTTACCGTTTGACTTGATCTCTTCGTTATCGCTGCCCAACTCATGTTTCAATTCCCTTACAGCTTCCAATAACTCATCAAGGTCATTGCGCAACTCTCGACAATCATTGGCGTTCAATCTCATACTCCAACCTTGCGACCATCTTTAGAGCGGCCCTTGTGAACTCTGGCGCGGCCTCTCTTGCCCTTTGAAACTCCGGGTGTTGGCTTAACTCCGTCACGCCCTCCAACCGTGGAGTGCTGCACCCGCTCACCATCAATAAGAGCATCAATGTGGCCCAACTTGTTTTCCAACCGATTCTTTGCATTGGCTTCCCTCAACGCATCCGACAGCTTATAGATCAACCGTTCCAATGACGGTATGGCCTTAAACAGCGATGCAAGTAGTTTAACTATTCCCATTTGTATCTGTCTTTATGCCTTTCCGTAGGAAGGTGGCAAGTAAAGACGTTATGATTATGTGAACCATAGTTCCAATTTCCATATCTCCAGAGAGATACGCGCCCACAGCTGCGAGAATACCACCGGCTGCCGTTATGTATGTTTTTTTACCTTCTAATGCTTTCATTCTATTTATTCATTGCTTTGACTAACTCTTGTTCCTTTTGGCATTTATCAGCTGTTTAATCTTTAAAATTATGTACACCAGTGTTGCCAGACTGATTGAAACTTTCAGTAAAATATCGATTTCAAGTAGCCAGTTTCCAATTCCTGAGACAGAAGCCGCAAGAACTTTTAGGTCATCGAGGTTCATGTAAAAATTTGTCAACTAACATCTGCTTGGCGACCTCAATTACACCAATCATCTGCTCCAAAGTCAAGTCCAATTCCTGTTCAGAATACTCAATAGCCTGACAAATCCTTCGTGTGAACTCATTCAATTGTTGTCTCTCAGTCATTTCTTCTTCCTTGGCGCTTTCTTCTTTGCAGATTTCTTAACCGGCTTCTTTGCGACATCCTTCAAAACCCGTATGCGGGGAGCAGTCGGAAAATGTTTAGGCCAGTCATCTACAAGTCTTTGTAATTCCTTTAAAGAGTCATCAATACTTTTACCACCTTCCTCAAAATTTTGTTTACGCCCAAAACTAGGTCTTAAGACTTTTTTTTTACTCTTTGCAGCTGGCTTCTTTGCAGCTGGCTTTTTCTTGGAAACAATACGCGGTTTCCCTTTACCAACACGCAAACCAGTTACCTCGTCAATCAACGACTGCATAGCTTGCTTGGGCGTTGTTTTCTTTTTAGCTACCTTCTTGGCTGGTTTCTTGACCGCTGGTTTCTTGACTGGTGCTTTCTTTGCTGGCTTCTTTGCCGATTTCTTGGCTGGCCTTTTAGTTGGCTTGCCTGTTGGTGGTTTAGTTATAGGCTTGTCAGCTGCACGTTGCCATTTTGGTGGCCCTTCTTTTGCGGGTTTCGGCTTCGGTTTTGCTGTTGTAGGCATTGGCCTAGCTGAACCTGTTGGCTTTATAAAATCTGGTTTGTGTGTAATTCGCCTAGGTTTTGGAATTGGTTTTAATCCTAATCTTTCTTGCACTCGACGACCCTGTTTTCGCGCAAACTTTACAAAATTATCAAGATTCTTACCGCCTAATGTTTTAATAAACTCTTTACTCATTACAGGTTTTTTACCTGTGAGCCACGGCTTCATCTTTTTGGCTAATCCCGGTGCATTTTTTAGTTGTTTAGCGCCACCCCAAACTGCCTTACCTCCACTTGCTGTAAGCCATGCGTTAAGTGCTTTTTTTCCTACCTCTAAACCAACATCACCAGCACCGGCGCGTGAGTAGCCTGTGTCACTCTGTCCTATTCCACGATGTTTGGGAGCTAGATAGTCTAGGAACATTGTTCCTGCACTTTTAGGCGAACTTGCTTTTATTGTACCAAGTGGCCTTTTAGTTGTCTTTGCAGCTGGTTTAGGTGCTGGTTTAGCCTTCGTTTTGGAAAAAGTTAAGGGCCTTTTTAAAGCTGGGTCTGGTTTACGGGCGGTTTTTTTATACTGTTCCTTGTACTTTCGCTTGTCTTCAGCAGTGTACATTCTAACGGTATGAATCTTGCGCTTGGCTTTCGG